CGTGGCATTCGTCCTCAAGAAGACTGCTTCCTACAAGTGGGAAGTAAAGGTTGAAGTCCCAGTTGACGGCAACCGCTTTGAAACCCAAGCGTTTGAAGCAGTCTTCAAGAAGATCAGCCGATCCGGTTTTAATGATCTCGTCGAGAAGGGTGATGATGCCCTTGTTGGCGAGATTTTGCTTGGTTGGGAAGGCATCAACGATGAGTCTGGTAAGCCGATTCCTTTTACCGAGAAAAACAAGCAACAGCTTTGTGATGATCCCTATGTGCTGCGTGCCTTGATTCAGGCGTATGCAGACAGCCTGACTGGAGCAGCGGCAAAAAACTAAAAGCCGCCGCTGAGTATTGGGCAAAAGGCGGCGTTGTTGACGAACGTGAGGCTGATCTCAAGGCTTTGGGTGCAAGTCCAGAGCAGATTGCTGCTGCGAAGCTTCAAGCCGTAGAGCAGCACTGTGAGGTGTGGGAAGAAAATTGGGATGTAGTGCTGATGTTCCTGCGAATGACGACGCAGTGGAACACGAGCATGGCGGGTTTGACCGGATTGAACTACCCGAGTTTGGAATGGCTCTGTAAGCTGTATTCAGTCAAGGATCCTGTTGCCATTTTTGAAGGCATACAGGTGATGGAAATGGCAGCCCTTGCCGTCCTGAACACGAGGAGCAAATGAGCATCACCTCCGAAATCCGCCTTCGCGTAAGGAAAGAAGGTGATGTTGTTCTCAATCAACTCAGCGCAAAGCTGAATGATTTGGCGCAGCGGAGTGTTGTATCAACCAACAAGTTCAATGATCTCGCGAGAACTTTAAAAGCTTCTGATCAACAAATAAGAACAAAAAGTATTGCTGGATTGCAAGATTACGCCCGTGCGTGGCGTGAATTGGCGAACAATGTAGATATCACTAGCGCACAATTTAGGGAAGCAACTAGGGAAGCCCAGCGGTTTGAGCGTGAAGTTGCCAAAGCTCAAGGTCGCCGTGGTGGTGGTCGGTTTGCTGCTGCTGCACAAACGACTGGCGCAATAGCTGCTGCTGGCGTATTTGGCGGTCCAGAAGGATTTTTAGGCGCTGGCATTGGCGCGCTTATGGGCGGACCAGCGGGAGCCGCTGTTGGCGGCGCAATTGGTGCGCAAGCTGGCATGTTTAGACAGCAACTTGGCGGCACTGCTGTTTACGCGGCTGAAATAAACAAGCAACGTCTTGCATTGCAACTTGTCACAAAAGATGTCGTCGAGTATCAACGCGCGCTTTCTTTTGTTGATCAAACAAGTCGTCAATTTGCGATACCACAAGAAATTATTACACGGCAATTTACAAAACTTACCGCTTCAGTCAAGGGTGCTGGTGGTTCAGTCGCTGATGCCGAAAAAGCTTTTCTAGGTGTTGCTGCTGGCATTCGCGGAACTGGTGGAAGTCTTCAAGATCTTGATTCCGCTCTAACCGCAACATCTCAAGTATTTAGCAAAGGCAAGGTTTCAGCAGAAGAACTTCGTCAACAGATTGGCGAACGACTGCCCGGCGCGTTTACTTTATTTGCCGAGTCTTTAGGAATGACTCCGCAAGAACTTGATAAAGCCTTGGAGAAAGGTCAAGTAAGTCTTCTTGATTTTCAAAAGTTTTCCGAAAAGCTGTTTTCCGAATATGGCGAAGCAGCAAAAATTATTGCATCAGGTCCAGAAGCTGCTGGTGATCGCCTGCAGACGGCACTAGGCAAACTTAGTGAATCGGTTGGCAACCTGCTAAGACCAATCGGGGCTGAATTTCAAAATACATTTGCAAAAATTGCGTTTTCAATTGATGATGCGGCTCGCAAATTGGCGAACTTTTTGGGACTAGGCAAAGGACGAGCTGGTGAAATTGCGAAACTTGAAAAAGATATTGGAACAACCGACGAAAGACTTCGGGCTTTTGCCCAAAAAAGAGTTAGGGGTGGTGGCGCATTGTTGCCTGTTGATTATGGGCAAGAAAAAAGGCTTCTTGAAAGAAGGGTTGAATTAAACGCACAACTTCAAGGATTAAGAGCAGCAGAGAGAGCCGCTAGAGAAATCAAAACAGAGGAACCAAAGGGTTTACCCGGTGTATCGCAAGACGCGGGAGCTGGTGCAACAAAAAAAGCGAAGGAAAGACAAGATATTTCAATTGCACTAAGAGACGCCCAATTGGCAGCTCTTGGTATTGGTGAGGAATTGGATGTACTTCAAAAAATTGCATTAGAACGAGAGGCTAAATTATTAGAAATTAAAGAAAAACAACTTTTACCAAATGAAAAACTTGTGGCGGAAGCCAAAGTTAACAAGGCTGCAGAACAAGCGATTACCGCTGCGGTAAATCAAACCGCAATAGAAATCGGCAGGACTACCATGGCACGCCGTGAACAGAATGAAGAAATTGAAAAAGCCATAAAAAAATTAGAAATTGAAGCTGGAATTATTGACGAAAAACAAGCGGCGCAAATACAAAAAGAGCAATTTATCAAGGAATTGCAAACTCAAAATATCGTCCTGACTGAGGAGCAATTAGCGCGAATTGACAAGGCGCAAACTCGTATAAATGAAAAAACATCAGACAAAAGAACTTTTAAAGCAAGTCGCTCAAAATGTTATTACATCTATGGCTGACGCTTTTGAATCTTTGTTTGACAAAGCCACATCGCTTCGAGATGTGTTACTTGATCTATTGAAACAAACAGCTCGTTTACTTGTAGAGACAGGATTACGGGCAGGAATGAAAGGTTTGTTCCCAAGTCTTTTTGCAGCGGGTGGCGTGATGACATCACGTGGATCCTTGCCTCTCAAGCGCTACGCAGCCGGTGGTATTGCCACTTCACCGCAGCTTGCCATGTTTGGTGAAGGCAGCCGCCCTGAAGCGTATGTGCCGCTGCCTGATGGTCGCACCATTCCCGTCACCATGAAGGGTGGTGGAGATACCAATATCGTTGTCAACGTTGAAGGTGGTGGTACTTCTGCTCGTGGTGGTGGCGATAATGGTCGTGCATTGGGTGCTGCTATCGGTGCTGCAGTACAGGCAGAATTGATTAAGCAACGCCGTCCCGGAGGCTTGTTGGCGTAATGGCTACCTTCAATGATGCGACTGTTGGCACCACAACCGGTGGCACAACGCCTGACTTTGGCGCACAAAAAGCTTCAAGACCAAACGTCCGCATTGCCCAATTCGGATCTGGTTACAGCCAAAGGACAACATTTGGTTTGAATCAAAATCCAAAAACTTGGAGCCTTAAATGGTCTGCCGCTAGCAATAGCAATGCAGATGCCATTGAAGCATTCTTTGATGCACGTAATGGAGTTGAAGCATTTCAGTGGACGCCAATTGAGGAAGCAACGGCTTACAACTTCATTTGTAAGGAATGGCAAAGAACGCATCTTTACTCAAACATCAACGAAATAACAGCAACCTTTGAGCAGGTCTTTGAGCCATGACCACGCCCCAGTCAATCCAAGAGCAGCTCTATAAGCTCGAACCGTCCGCAATCATCGAGCTGTTCCAGCTACAGCTCACTGCAGCGATCAATGGCATTGATAGCACTCTGTATTACCACGCTGGCACGAATGAGCTGACCGCCGATATTGTCTTCGCTGGCATTACCTACGCTGCAACGCCAATCGAGATTGATGGCTTCGAGGTGACGACCAAAGGCACCTTGCCTCGCCCGTCAATGCGTGTGGCGAATGCCAATAGCGCAATCTCAGCCTTGCTGCTGCTTTACAACCCACTGCAGGCAAAGGTGACGCGGATTCGCACCTGCAAGAAATTCCTTGACGCGGTAAATTTCGCTGGCGGCAACCCCACGGCGGATCCCACTGCCAAATTCGAGAATGAAATCTGGTACATCGACCGTGTAGCCAACGAGAATCCGCAGCTCGTCGAATTTGAACTAACCAGCAAGCTGGACCTGACCAACCTTGCCCTGCCTCGCCGCCAGGTGTTGGAGCATTGCCCTTGGAAATATCGTGGCGCGGAATGCGGCTACACCGGCAAGAAATACTTCGACCTGAACGACTCAGCAACTACCGCCGCCAATGATCAGTGCGCTAAGCGGTACAACAGTTGCGCCCTTCGGTTCCCGAGCGGAAATCTGCCGTTTGGAGGCTTCCCTGGTGCCAGACTTCAGATCTGATTTCGAGCGTCACGCTCTGGAGCAGGCACCCAAAGAGGCGTGCGGTTTGCTGGTGAATGGTTCCTACTGGCGATGCCGCAACATCGCGGACGATCCCGAGCAGGATTTCGTGCTGCACCCAAAGGATTATGTGGCGGCACTATCTGCCGGACCAATCCAGGCGGTAATCCATTCGCATCCAATGGGCGGCGGTGCCAGCCTGCACGATCAAAAAGCCTGCAAACACCTAGGGTTGCCTTGGCACATCTGGTCAATGCCAGAAAACCAGTGGTCAACTATCAATCCTTGATTGGCAGGCAGTGGGCGTATGGCGTCAACGACTGCTTCTCGTTGGTGCGGGAATTTTTCGGGCTGCAGAGCATCCGGTTACCAGATTTTGATCGCCCCGAAGACTTAGAAACTTCGCCTAGCATTTTCTTGGAGCAGGCGGAGCGTATCGGATTTCGGCAGGTGGCTTACGCAAATCGCCAACCGGGTGACGTAGTGATCATGCGCCTTGGCACCAGATTCCCCATGCACGCTGCTGTGCTGGTGGATTACGACCGGATTTTGCATCAGCGGCAAGACTCGCTGAGTACCGAAGAACCTTTAACTCGGTACTATGTTGAGAGGATCGCAGCAGTCTTCCGCTATGGAGCAAACCGTCAGGCTGCTGGGTGAGCTTGGCGAGCGGTATGGCGCGGAGCATACCTATCACAACTTGCGCACGCCCGCTGAGGCGATCAAGTTGCTTTGCATTAACTATCCGAAATTTCAGGAAGAATTGGTCCATGCCCATGAGCATGGGATTGGCTATCAGCTTGTGCAGGCTGATGTGGAGCTGGATTATCCAGATTTGCAACTGCCAATGGGCAGCCACGATCTGATCCTGACGCCAGTGATCAGTGGTAGTGGTGGTGGTGTTGGCAAGGTTTTGGCTGGGGTTGGTTTAGTTGCCTTTGCGATTTTGACCGCTGGCGCTGGCGCGGGATTTCTTGGTCTGGGCGCAGGTTTAACTGCTGGCACATTTACGTTGGGTTCTGCGGCTTCAGTGGCTATTGGCGCTATCGGCACCAGTCTGATTTTGGGTGGCGTCACGCAACTGCTGTCACCACAAGCCGGATTGCCTCTAAACGGCAGCGCAGGCATCAGTTCATTCGGAACCGGCGGCAGCCGTTTTGCTGGAACCGCCCGCACCGATGGCTTCCAGAGCGACATCAGGGGAACTGATGGTGTCCAGTCCTACGCCTACACCGGGGCTGCAAATACCGTTGGCGTTGGTGCCACTATCCCAGTGGTCTACGGCAAAGCACTGATCGGCAGCCACCTACTGTCCGCCAATATTGAAATCACCGACGAATCTGATCCGCTCAGAACTTCGGTCGTCACCAAAGATACAGCAACCGCTACAAGCGAAGTTCGGCTCGGCGGTGAGGTGTTGTTGTTCGACAAATTTACTGATACATCCGGTGTTCAAGCTCAACGCACGCTGCGCTACACGGGACCGCAGTGGGGATATTTCCCGACCTTGAAGATGCAGAAAAATGCCACCTTCATTGTCCCGGATGGATTCACGCTGGATTCCACAAAAACCGGCGCGGATGTTGTGCTGGTTTTACGCAAAGGACTTTTTGACTATGTTGCCGGTCCAGGCACCACTGTCGTCCAAGGTGCTATCACCTACAGCATCGAAATTCAGGATCTCTCCACTGGCACGCCACTCGGTTCAGGTGTAGCCACAATCCAGGGGCAGCTTCTGAAAGGGCAGGAATACTATTGGATTCAACGCACTGATTTCGCCCAACCTGCTGGCGTCGGTAATGTTCGGCTACAGGTGAGGATTGAGGATTTCAAGTGCCGAAGCACTTGCGAGCTTCAGGTGCTGTCCGTCGGTTACGACAAGGGCATCAACAAATACGCATGATTTCCTGAGATGGCACTCAACAGCGAATCAGTCATTAAGATCGTTGACCTGCTCTGCGAAGGTCCGATCCAGGGTTTGGTCCTGGCTGAGGAAAGCGTCTACCTCAACGAAACCCCGATTAAAACTGGTAACGCTAGAAATTTCAGCAGCCAAGATATTCAATATGCAATGAATGTTGGGGGGCGCACCCAAGCGCAGCTCAGCCAGATGGGTGGCGTCTCATCCACCGTTACTGAAGTCGCAACAGAAATTGGCGAAAACTATTCCGAAACACTGGATTCCAACGGCGATGTTACTTCACGCGACTATGGCAGCGGGCAGGTAATTCGCCAGGTAACAGATTCTGAGGTTGATTTTATTGAGCTGCTGTTCACTATTCCCCGCCTGTTTTCAACATCACAGGAAGGTTTGGCTAAGGGTCAGCTTTTCAATGGGACAGTTCAGGTCAGGGTCTACGTCCAAAGCAAAGGCAGCGCATACAACAAGGTTTATGACCGCACCATCAGCGGCATTTCCGTCAGCGATCATCAAGTCAAAACCCCACGGATCAATCTGACCGGCAAACCCCCGTGGAACATCAAGGTTGTAAAAGAGAACCTTGGCGAAAATCACTTTGAGGTCAAATACACCAGCTTTACTGAGGTTGCAAAAAATACAGCCCTAGCCAATGGACGCGGCAACCGCATCGTCTGGACCGCTCTGATTGAGAGCCAAGTCGTCAGAAGTGCTTACCCCTACTGCGCTGTTGTCGGTCTTTCGGTTTCAACCAAACAGTTCCCGAGCCTGCCCAAACGTGCCTATGAGGTCAAAGGGCGCATTGTCAAAGTGCCAGCCAATGCTCGCGTCCGTGCTGACGGCAGCCTTGAGTTCCTTGGTGCATTTAACGGCACGCTGAAAGAATCTTGGACCACCTGCCCGGTCTGCTGCTTCTACGACATGGTGACCAACCCGCGTTATGGCGCGGGCGATTTCGTCACTGCCGCAAATCTGAGCTGGGTGGATCTTTACCCACTGGCGCAGTACGCCAACGCTCTGATCACTAACCCAGACGGCACGCGAGAGCCACGCTTTGCTTGCAATACCGTCATCGGTGACCAGGCTGAGGCTTTCAACGTTCTGCAGGATCTCGCCAGTGTGTTCCGTGGAATGCTGTACTGGCACGCCAATACGATCCAAGCAACTGCAGATCACGGCAACCTCAACGGCAGCGCAGTCGCCGCAGTTCACCTTTACAACAACAGCAACGCCATCGATGGTGCGTTCAGCTATTCCGGCACCTCACTGAAGACGCGCAGCACCAGCATCCGCATCCGTTACAACGACCCGAGCAATTTCTACAAGGCGAACTATGTCGTCGTTGAAGACGCGGCACTGATAAGCAAATACGGCTATCAAGTCAAAGAAATCGTCGGTTTTGGTTGCACTTCCAAATTCCAAGCGCAGCGGCTAGGGCGTTGGATGCTGGCATCGGAAGAAATCGACGGCGAGGTTGTCAGCTTCTCAACGGGTCTGCAGGGTGCCGTGGTCCTGCCCGGTCAGGTCTTTGCCGTTGCTGATGAAATGCGGCAGGGCGGCAGGTTGGCAGGTCGCATTGCTAGCGCCACAACCACCGCAATCACAACCGATCAAACGATCACCCTGCCCGCTGGTAGCAGCCACAAACTGACCTGCCTGCTGAGCAATGGAACAGTTGAGACCAAAAACATCTCTTCTGTTTCCGATAAAACGATCACCGTATCCAGCGCGTTTTCATCAGCCCCACAGGCTCAGTCGATCTGGTCGATGAGTTCTTCATCGGTTGTCGAGCAAAAATTCCGCTGCCTATCAGTTGCAGACAACGGCGATGGAACCTATGCGATCACTGGTGTCGAGCATAACGACAGTATTTATGCCGTTGCCGACGCTGGTGGTGAGCTGGTCTTTAACGACATCACAATTTTTGATCAGCAGCCTGCACCGCCTGAAGGCTTAAGAGTTACATTTCGCCAGGTCAGGATTGATGCTGGTTATCGCTTTATTGCCATCGCTTCATGGGTCAAAAATATCTCCAGCTATGCAGTCGGTTATGAAATCCGCTACAAGATCGGCAACCAGAGCTGGCGCAGCGACGAAACAACCAACCCCAACTATGAACTAACAAATCTCACCCAAACCACGAGTCTGTCATTCCAGGTCAGGGGTGTTGGCATTGCACCAAACCGTAAGACATCGCAATGGACATCAACAACTGCAACCGTACCGAATGTCAGTGTTGAAGAAGATCCATCAGGTGAATCGACTAATGGGCAATCCACCATTCTTCCGCCGCCTGATATTGATAATGTCACAATCCAAGCCAATGGAGACAATGCAATTCTTCGTTGGACATTCCCTGTTTTTGGCACTGATCTGCTGAATTACACGGTCATTGTTCGCCACAGCTCAAAACCCAATGGAACTGGTACATGGGCGGAATCAACAAAACTCCGCGAAATTTCTGCAACTACCAGCTACGCGATTGTGCCTTTGCTGGAAGGTGAATATCTGCTGAAGGCTCGTGATGAAAAAACAAAGCTCTATAGCACCAACGAAAACAGCGCCGTTATTGATCTGCCCAATTCACTGCCACGCTTGAATCTGCAGGTCACCCGCGAAGATCAAGACGTTCCGCCATTCCAAGGGCAGAAAAATGGCGTTTTTTATAGCGAGGAATACGACGGCTTGGTGCTTGATGGCAACTTGACGCTGGACGATATTGCCGAGCTGATCGACACGCTGGATTCGTTCGATTTCTTTGGAACCCGTCTTCTGAGCGGCAGCTACATCTTTGAGAACGTGCTGGATCTTGGCGGAGTTTTCAGTGTTGTGTTTAGCCGCACTCTGACAAGTCGTGGTCTGTATCCCGCCGACGCCATCGACGAACGCACCGCATTGATCGATCGCTGGACCGATTTCGACGGCGACATCCCCGATGGCACCAGTGCCGAGTTGTTCTTCCGCACTAGCAACCAAGCCACCACCGCTGAGGAGATGCTGCTGGAGGACGGCGATTTCCTGCTACTGGAAGATGGCAGCTACATCCAGATGGAATCCGATATTGATTTCGGACCATGGCAACCGATGGAATCCGGGCGCTACACCGGACGCCAGTTCCAGTTCAAGTGCGACCTAACCAGCGAGGCAACGGACCAAACCCCGGTTGTCGATGAGCTTGGCTACACGCTGCAGCTTGAAACCCGCACTGAAAGCAGCACGACGATTGCCTCCGGCGCTGGCGCTAAGGATGTGACGTTCACGAATGCGTTTTACCAGACACCGAATATCGGCATCACCGCATTCGATCTTGACTCTGGCGACTACTATAGGGTGACTTCCACTAGCCGGACTGGTTTTACGGTCACCTTCTACAACAGCTCCAATACTGCGGTGGATCGTGATTTCCAGTACCAGGCAGTGGGTTACGGCTCTGAACAACCCTAAGCATGGCTACGCACGATTACGTCATTGCCAACGCCTCTGGCAGTGCTGTGAGAGCTGACCTTAACAATGCTCTGGCAGCAATCGTCAGTAATAACAGCAATGCGACTGAGCCTGCAACGACCTACGCCTACATGTGGTGGGCGGATACGACGAATGGGCAGTTAAAGCTCAGGTCAGCCGCAAACGATAGCTGGATTGTTATTCAGGAACTTGACGGCACGATGCTGATGGAGGACGGCTCGGCTGCAGCGCCGGGTCTTGCCTTCGCATCTGATCTGGATACTGGTTTTTACCGTGCAACAACTAATGCACTTGGCATTGCCACAAATGGCACCAATGCAATTTATGTAGACGCCAGTCAGCATGTTGGGATTGGCACTACTGCGCCTCTAACTATG